CAATGGAAGAAATGGGAGCATCTTCAAAAGAAATTGATGAGTTTATTTTTAAAAATAAATCCAAAAAAGATATTGAAGATATGTTAAAAAAAGAAAACAACATTAAAAAATTATCTGAAAAGGGTCATTTATAATGGCTTACGAAGATTATTTAGCTGAAAGAAAAAAATCTGAAAATCCTTTTACAGAAGAAGAATTGGATCGACTTGAAAAAGTTGAAAGCGGTGGAAATCCTAATGCTGTAAATAAAGAAACAGGGGCTATGGGGGCATATCAATTTATGCCTCATAGAGTTGCAGAATTTCATGAAAAAGGAATTAAATTTAATCCTTTTGATAGAGATCAAGCCAGAGAAATGGCTAAACAAGATTTGCTTAATGCTTATAAATTAACTGGTAGCAAAGAAAAAGCATTAGCTTCTTATGGTGGTTTTGTTACAAAAGATCCAACAGATTACATTTCAAAAATATTAATTCCTACAGAAGAAAAAAAACAAAAGGGTTTAATTGAAAGAAAACTAGAAGCGTTAGCAGCTGGCGAAGTTCCAAAAGAAGAACAAGGTTTAACAATTCCAAGAACAGCAGAATTGCTTGGTAGAGGAATGACACCTGCTGTAACTGGAGCTGCTGCTGGCGGTACATTGGCAGGCCCTGCTGGTGCTTTAATTGGTTCAATGGCTTTACCAATTGGTGATGTATTAAATACTGCAATTAATAAAGTTGCTGGTACTAATCTTCAAATGCCTAGTGAAGTTGTTTCTAAAGGTATGGCTAATTTAGGCTATGCTGAACCAACAGGTATGGGCGAAAGAGCCATTGAATCTGCCGGTGGAGCGTTGGCATCAACAGGCGCACAATTACCTGCTTTTTCTCGCATGGCTACAGAAGCAACAACTCCTATGATGCGTAGCTTTGCTTCACAAATGGCACAAGCTCCTAAGGCACAATTAGCCGCTGCCGCACCTTCAGCAGCCGCAGGTCAAATAGCTACAGAATTATCAGGCAATCCTTTGGTTGGAGCTTTAACAAGCGCAGCAACTGGAGCACCTTTTGGGTTTAATTTTGGAAAATTAAGCACTAATGCTCCAAGTCAACAAGGTCTTATACAAGAATCAAAAAATTTATTTAATAAAGCAGAACAATCTGGAGTTCGTTTTAATACAAATAAATTTGCAGATGAAATGTTTAGAACTGGGCATGAATTAAGATCAGAAGGGTTTACTCCAAAGGCTTACCCAGGTATTGATTCTGTAATTACAGAAATGGCTCGTACTGATGTTCCAAAAGATTTTACAGAATTGCAATCTATTCGCAAAATGATTCAAGGACAACAAAAGAGTGCAGATCCTGAAACTCGTAGATTAGCAAGTATTTTAAAAGATCGTTTTGATGATTATGTTTTAAATGCACCATCAGATCATATTAGCACAGGAAGTAAACAAGGTTTGCAAGATTGGGCTGAAGCTCGTAAGTCATATAGCAAACTTAAAAAAGCTGAAATATTTGATGATATGTTTGAAAACGCACAATTAGATCAAAGCAAATTTACAGTATCGGGCGCAGAAAATTCATTAGCTACGCAATTACGCAATCTTTCAAAAAATGACAAAAAAATGCGTATGTTTACTGCTGATGAACAAGAAGCCATCAAAGAAGCTGCCAAAGGCGGTAAAGTTCAAAATCTTCTTAAATTTTATGGAAGATTTGCACCTACTGGCCCAGTCACTAGCATATTTACAGGTGGCGCAGCTTATGCAGAACCAACATTAGGAGTGCCTTTTGCTCTTGGTGCTATGGGCGCAAGAAAAGGGGCTGAAACTTTGCGTAAACAAAGTGTATCAAATCTTGCTGACATGATGCGTTTAGGCGCAATGCCTGAAGTTGAATCTAGAACAAAAAATATTCCTGTAACAACATTACGTGGACTTTTGTCTGGAGCGCAATAAAAATGCAAAAAATTATTTTATTAAAATTATAGGTATGGATATGTCTGAAATTGATCCAATGAAAATAGGAGTAATGTGGCAAAAGGTTGAAGCTATGGAAAAAGAAATGGCTGAAATGCGCCACGATATTAAAACTCTTTTGGCTATGGCAGAACGCTCAAAAGGATCATTATGGGCATTAATGGGTGTAGCATCTTTTGTAGGTGGCATTATTACTATTGCCGCTGACTTTTTATTAAATAAAAAATGAACGAAAACATTGAATCCGCAAAAGAAGTAGCAGGTAAATCCATTGGTCAACATGGATTAGCCTACATTACTGCTATTATTGTTATTAGCGTTGCCGCTAGTATTTTTTTAGATACTTCTAAGATTGCCGCAGTTATTGGTATGGCTGGTGGTGCAATTATGGCTATCATCAATATGATGAACGCTGTATCAGGCACAACTGAAAAAGAAGAAAAGCCTGAGTTTTTAGTTATTCAAAATTTAATTGAAAAACTAGATCATTTAGCAGACAAAGAGCCACCAATGTCAGTAACAGTTGATGGCGATAAAGTTACTGTTACTAAAGGTTCAGATACTATTACGACCAAAAAATGAACGAAATATTAACTCACATTCTTACCGGCAAAGACAATCAAACTCACGACATAGCTCGTTGGGCTTGGGCTTTAGGCTTTATAGTGGTGGCCGCTTCTGCTATATATTTAATATATACAGGGCATGAAATCAGCCTTACTGAATTAGCTGGCGCATTGGGTATCGTTTCAGGCTCTGGTGCTGCTGCGGTAGCTGGTAAACACATGGCTGGTGCAGAACCTCAATGAATCTACTATATGTCAAAATTGGTGTTGCTTGTTTATTTATACTTGGTGCTTTTGCTTCTGGGTGGTCTGTTCGCAATCGTGATTATATGGACTACAAAAGAGGAGTCGAGATTGCCGCCAAAGAACAAGAAGCCAAAGTTGAATCAATCCAAAAACAACACGAATTAGTAACTAAAGGAATTTCTGATGAATATGATGCGAAACTTGCTCTTATTAGGCAGTATTATACTAACGGGGTGCGCCAGCCCAATACCGGCAGCGTGTCCAACCTTTCCACAACCTCCGCAATCGCTAATGCAAGTGCCGCCTACGCAGATCTTGCTGGACAATGCGCTCAAACGACCCAGCAATTAGTCAGTCTGCAAGAGTGGATCAATGCACAGATTGGCATTAAATAATGGATACCTTAGACATACTAGCTAAGATATGGCCTTTATTATTGGCTTTTGTATCTTTAGTAGTTGTATTGGCTAAAACAGATAATCGAGTAGCTGTATTAGAAGAAAAAGTAAAAGTCTTATTTGAGCTGTGGAATAAAAATGCAAAGTAATTTTGATAAGGCTTTGGCTTTAGTTTTAAAGTCAGAAGGTGGTTGGGTAAACAATCCTGCCGATCCTGGCGGTGAAACCAATCTTGGTGTAACTAAAGCGGTATGGGAAGAATGGGTTGGGCATGATGTTAAGACTATGAAAGACTTAACCCCAGCCGATGTTGCTCCTATGTATAAGGCTAAGTATTGGATGGCTTGCTATGCACCACAATTAAAGACGGGCGTAGATTATTGCTTATTTGATGCTGCTGTGAATATGGGGCCTGGCAGAGCCGTAAAGCTCTTACAAGAGGCTATTCAATGCGTTCCTGATGGTACGATAGGCCCACGAACAATGCAGCTTTTAGACCAAAAGAAACCAGAAGATATTATTGAAGCCTTTAGTCAGCGTAAAATAAGTTTTTATGAAGGTTTAAAAACTTTCCCTGTATTTGGCAAAGGTTGGATAAATCGGGTAAATGAAGTTAAACAAAACGCATTAAATATGATTGGAGAATCAAATGGCAACTAATTTCAAAATTGAAGGCAAAACACATGAGTCACCTAAAGGTCACTATGTTAAAGAATCGCCACATCGCATTGAAAAAGAAGTAGAGCGTTTAGAGAAGAAGCTAGACAAACACATTGCTTTGCCTATGGAAAAAGCGCACCACGCTGAAAGCCAAAAAGAAGCACCGCTACCGAATATGCGAAAGTATTAAAACTGCTGCGTTAAATCAGCAATTTTGAACATTGTGATGGGGCAGTCGTAAAACAACTCCCCTTTATTAACAAATTTGTTATAAACCTCAATCAATGGGCAATTTGCTATCAAGTCTGCTTTTACCCAATAAGCACGAGATAAGTCCTGAGTTAAGGCAAAAAATAGAGTCGGCAGACCTTGCTGAAATAGTTTGTCTTTGCGTTGCCCTACGTGGATGGTTTGATGTCGATCAAAACCTTCTTGGCGAACTTCTACCTCAAGCGCACCAACTGGAGCATCTGATCGAAAGCAGATTAGATCAACTCCAAATTTATTAGGGTTATCCCTAGCATCTAAACCCCATTTCATGTTGACCCAGTCGCTTACTGCTTTGCGAGCTGGGGCATCATATATATCATGTAGTTCTTGGCTAAATGCCTTACGCATACCTATTGATAGTTAGCCAAAAAGAATAACCAAAACCACCAACAACAAAAAAAGCCCATAAAAGCGCCCAAAATAGCCCATGTTCGCTTTGTTGGGGGCGTTGTATAGCTGTAGCGTAATCCGCATCTCTAAACGCTTCTGAAGCGGTTTTATAGGTCTTTCCTACCATACCCAAAGATCGCAAACTCATTTTTTTCCTTTTTTTGACATATTTAAAAGATTTACAATGCGTTCATTTAATTTTTCGTTAATATTTTCGCAAACATCAACACATAGCCATAAAGTGCCGCTTTCTACGTTTTCAGGTATCTTTTCTGCAACCATTTCTAAAACATTGCCCAAACAACTTATTTGATTGGCTATTTTTTCTATTTCGTTTGCTTCATCCCATAAACTCATTTTTGATCCCTTCCAGAAGTAGCCCAAAGTTGTTCTGTAACTTCTCTAGCACCCAACATCAATAATTCATGGCAATAAAACAACTGAGCTGTGTATTTACCCTTAATAAAACCAGTTTCTTGCCTTGTGCTTGGGCCAACATAAATGCCAGGATTGTTGTAATGGGGTACAAATAAAATATCCCCTACTTTGTAACATTTATAAGACCTAATTTCTGGCGTTGAGTAATCAGTAGAAATCATTTAAGCCCCCCACGCAAACATCATGCCAAGCAAAATACCTAACAGTAATACGCCAATTACATCTATATATACTTTTTTCATAAATCCCCCTAAGTTAAAAAAATCAGGTCAGAGTCTTTTTAGTCTGAAATCTCCACGAGCCATAGAGCTGAATAGTGTCGGTGACCTGATGTAAGTAATTTATTGGTGTTTGCAATACATTTATATAGGTGTTTACCCTAATGTTGTATTTATGCAATAAAAGAATGTTAAATGACTTATTAATAAGGCTTTAAGTTATTTAAGGACTCTTTAATAAGTCTTTAACTTTACAATACCATCTTGATAACTTTACAATTCGTCAAAATAACTTTACAAATACCGACAATATGTATATTTTTCGCTGATTTTTATACATATAGGTAACAATGTATATACAAAACATATACTTTTAGGTATCAATTTTTATACAAAATTAATACTTATAAGCATCAAGGGTGGGGCTGACTCCTCACGGAAGGATGCGATGGTCGGGGAAAACCAAGCCAGCCCCATAAATATTATAGTCCCGATTTAAGCTGATAGTAACGTAGCAGATGGAAAAAGCATTTCAAACCTTTTTGTAGGTCGGCTTCTTCTATTTCGCATAGCTTAACTTCGTTGGTTAGTCCATTGACAAACATAATAGCGCAGCGAGCATCGGCAAGTCCTAGTAACTCCCGATAAGCTGCAATCTGCATGATATGATCTTCGTATGGAACGACCTTTTCTAAAGGGATTTCTTTTGTCTTAAAATCGCAAACCACAGGTGGTATGCCTTTAACTTTATCGCCTTTAGCGTGTAAATCCACTTTTCCAGCAAATCCTAGCTCATGGCTACCTGACTTTTCAGGAATCCACAGGCGATTGCCAAAAGCGGCTTTTAAGGCGTTTTCTGCGTTGCGACAATACTCGGGTATAGATTCAAGCAAAATGCCGTCAAAGAACGATTCCAGCACTCCATGAATGTATGTGCCTCTATCGGCTGCATCTCTACCTTGGGCTTTAGAATCGCTTAATACACGACTAAGCCATTCTGATTCTTCTTCCCCGTCTAGGCGAGGTAATGTAAGTGCAGCGAGGATGGCTTGTTCTTGCTTCCATCGGTCAAGTCCTGGCTTGGATGCAACCCCAAGGATGGTGGTAACTGAGGGCAATAAACCAAGTTTTTTTGCATCTCGTAAGGTTGTGTTCCTTTGTTTGCCATTCGCACCGATGATTTGATAGGCTGGATTGCCATCCTTGTCATACCAATGCCCAGACTCACTCGTTTGATCCTTTATTAACATTTCTTTTTCCCCGTTTTGGTTTTACTTCATCCGTGTTTATATCATATACAACTGCATCAGGAATAACTTTTGCTTCATACATTGCCGGTATTTCTTGACCGCACCAATCTTGAGGCAATTTATTTACTACGACAGGATTTAACTTGCAGGCCCCCATCATGTCATTTTGATTAAAAACAAAAAACTTACAAGATTTACAAGTCATTAAATGCCTTTTGAGTAATTAAGAATACGCAAGCGATCTAATTCGCTAGAACACATATCGGCAGCAATGTGCAGAACCGCAGTAATGACACTTGCTAAATCTTCCGGTGAGAAGCTTATTAATGGCAGCTCCTCGTCATAACCGACTTCTTTAAAAGTCTTTTCTGTGTATTTAGTATCAATAATGTCTTTAATTTGGTTCTGCATGATAACTCCTAAAATGGAACAGAATCGTCTATAAATGGATCAGAGTTAATTATCTCGTCTGATCCTGCTGGTTTAAATCCTTGTGGGATTTTTTCTTTACCGATTGAAATGCTGAAAAACTTACCCTTTTTACCTTCTTTAACCCAACCACTAAGCCAATGTTCCTTACCAGCCACCATAATTGTGCCTGTCCAATCAGGGTGATTGTCAGTCGTTTTGCGATCATTTTTAAATAGACTCCCTGAACCTTCTTTAGGTATATATGCCATGTTGTTTCCTTTATAAAATATCTTTGGCTATGGTTTTCATTGCACTACTAGACTTGCTTACTACTGCTGCATTTGCATCATCGTCAGCTTGTACTACTCCTACTACTGCTGCTAATGCGTATCTACGCATATAAGTTAACGCAGA